CCAAAGACTTGGAACCACCCCTGATTGCCGAAATCCTCTGGCTTTATATCCCAGACACGTTTGTCATAGACAAAAATCGTCGCATCGCGTTCTGCCTCGGCAACCTTCTGATCAGTGAACTGCCCCGGATATTTCTTCGAAGATACGAGGCAGAGGATTCCCGGTAGTTTGCCATTCTCCATGAAGCGCGACTTTCGACGTCGAGCAATCGAGTTATAGACGAGGATGGCTTGGTCATAGGTTCCTTTATCAACGGCCACTCGGGATTTCTCCACGACGGCCATGTAGTTCAACTCGTCAATGAGACCGCCCATCACGTTCTGGCCAATGGCGGCAGTCTCCGCACCGGAGATCGGGATCACTTCCACACGGTTCGGGAACACGAGCTTGTTCGTCAGGTCTTTCCGGAACGGATAGTATTTGTGGAAGTAGGGACTCCCCTCAATCATGCTACGGAACCGCTGGTAGTCCACGCCCTGCGCCAACGTCTTCGTGATGGACTGGAACACGAGCAGGATTTCCGACGATGGGTCCAATCGAAACTGCTTGTGCGGAGAGTGCATGCAGGACAGCAGGTACAACTGGTAGGCGTTCGTGTAAAGCGCCAGTGTGGTCTTGCCTGAGCCGATGCCTCCGGTCATGATGGCTTCAACGTAGCCACCACCGTTCAACTCCTCAGCGGCTTCCAGCACACCGGGATAGATTTCCTTCTCTTTATTCAGGAAGTCCGGACTACAGATGAACTCTCTGATCCCGACAGGCTTCCACCGATACTGCACGAAGTCTTTGGCAGGCGACGGCTTCCCACTTAACTCGCTCTCGACATGCACCACGGTCTGGGCGTAGAACATCGCCCGTTCATTCAGGTTGGTAATCTTCTGGCCGGTCTCCCAGATTTTCTCAGCCGCATCGGGGCCAAGAAACTTTCGTAGATACAGGTGAGCACGGTCGTTCACCTCATCCAGACGCTTTTCATCGATCTTCTCTGGACTCAGGGACTTACCCGAACCCCGTTTGAAAACCAGCATGTTCCTACCGTGCTTCCACGATACGTGGAATTTTACGAGCGTCGAAAATCTGATCAACCATGGTAATCGCTTCGAACACTTGCTTCTGGATACTCGTGCCATCGGGCAGAGTGGTAGTCTGTGCCGCTCCTCGTACCGTCGTCACACCCACCGGGCCTTTGAACTCATCCAGCCCCAGATCAAACCTGACCTTCTGAAGATCCAGCAACATTTTTCGGTAGCTCTCCAGCACATCGTTCATGATGGGCATGGTGGTATTCCACTTCTCTTCCTTCTCCACCAGTTTCATCACACGATCTCGCTGAATCTGTGCCATTTCCTCCAGTCGAGCAATCACCGGAGTGGACACATTTTCCAGCAACCTCACCTGTGGGGTCGCCCCAGCCGCAATCAGTTTGGCAACTTCTGGCCCGTAAGCTCCCTCTGCGGCGTGAATCCGTAGCCGGGTCAACTGCCGGGTCAACGTCTTCTCCGACATTTTCTGAAACAGCCCCCACCCGTCCGGTGGTGCTTGCTGAAGAATACGAGCCACGCTCATCGCGGGTTTGCCCCGCATCAGCATGTTCAGGATCTTGCTGAACTTCTCTTCCCCCAGTTCTTGCAAGCGTTCGAAGGCCATACTTACCTCTTACTCTTCAACACCCGGTCTAGTTGACTCCCACACTTCGGACAGGTCTTCGTGTAGCCTCTGACGCTACACCGGCACGTCCAACACCACCACACTTCCATGACCTGTCGCCTTAGTTCTGGCCACCGAGGCAATTCCGACCCACTTCCAACATCACTTTAGGGCCAGCAAACGATGCCTTCAAGGCGGTGCCAGCGAGTCTCAGCAGGGGTCGTTCACTACCCATCAAGGTCTCCACCAGTGGTTCCACCGTGTTCACGATAAACGACGCTACGGGTCTGGCGTTCTTGCACTCCAACGAAGTCATCAAGGCATCGAGTTCGCCTTGAGCCTTGGTCAACGGACTGTCCTTCACCAGTGGTAACACCCCGCACGTGTGCGTAATGTCAGGCGTCGGTTCATCCATGCCCACAATGCGAAGGGCATTGCACTCGTGGGCGGTAGGAACCACGATCTGCTTGTCGCCGCACCCACCAGATAGCACTGCGATGAACACCAACATGGCTCGTGGCATCCATCTATTTTACCGCTGCTTCTTTGCATCCTCCAACAGATTCCGGACCCACGCATCGTAGGCTTCATCGATGCTCACTTCACCGATAGCTTGGCTCAAGCTGTAGGCGTCATCGGATGCGTTCAAGAGAACCTTGTTCACTTTCTCCTGAAACGTCTGCCGCGCCGTCGCCACCATCGTTCTGGCTTCTTCCAGCGCGGTCTCTCGCGTGGTCTTCGGTTCGTGACTCGGCGTACCCGGTTGCTTCGGTGCTGACTTTTGCATCCCGCACTCCTTTGCTGCAATCAGTTGCAAAACCGAGTGGCTGTGACGTATGTGCTCCCCAGCATGGACGTAAGCGTGACCAAACGTCTACATCCGGCACAGGCCACCCGGCCTTGGCAAGTCTATGACCCAGCCCTTACCTTGTCAAACGTTGTGGGCTGGTACCTTCCACGACCCCACCCTTGGTGGGCTAAAACGTATCCCCGGAATGTATCGAACGATCATGCTGTCAAACAACGCCCCCGTGGGCTTCCCCGTCTTCGGGTCGAGCTTCGGTGCGCCGTTCTCCCAAAACGCAATCCGCTTGTCACAGAACAGCACCTCCGTCGCACCATACAAGACATGATGATGGAAGGCTTTCGTAATACGAACAGGCAAGAGCAACGTCGTGGTGAACCCATACGTGGCTTCCTTCTTCGCCTTCTCCAACATCATGGCCACGAACGGCCCGTATGGTGGATTGCTGTAGCCTGTCTTCCCGAAGCCCGTCCATGCAGCGGTCAGGGCATCGTCATCGTATAGACTACCCGGCCCGAACCACACCGGACACAAATGCCGCTTCGTGTCAGCCGTCAGGTCGATATCAAACGGGCCATGCGTTTTCACCAGTTGAGCGAACACCGCTGGTGGAGTCTCCAAACACGCATTACCCGCCGTGACGTCCTTCGACGTATGGGCGGCAAACTTCTCCTTCGTCGCAGTGTTCATGGCTGTGGTGGTCGGAGACCTTCTTGCAGCATGTTGAGAACACGTTGCAGTTCCAGCATCTCGTTCCGCATGATCTGCAACTTGTCGGCAATCTCATCCCGCTCCTGCTCCGTGGGGATGCCGTTACGGAGCGTCCGAATCAATTCATCCACCCGTTTCGTATTGATCTGTTCGGGCATAGACGACCTCAGTGTAAATGCTTTTCCAACTCTACCGCTTTCTCCAGCAACAGATTCGCAAGTTGACGTGCTTGTGAGGCCGGGAGAGCCAACCACGCCACAGGCTTTCCGAACTCCATACGGATAACACCGTTCTTGACGTCGGTGCCCATGGCGATGGCTAGTTCACCCTGATCGTCCGGTCGCATCTTCCCGAAGGGAAACTGGCCAGTGGCTCCAATCTTGGCGTTGAAACCACGTCGATACAGATCGACCAACCACTCGTAGGAAATCTGCTTCTCTGCGGCGTATTTCTGAATTTCCTTGCGAACGTCGTCTGGTAGCTCTACGTCAGGCATGGTTACCCCGTCTTTTCGCTGTAGAGATTGTCGAGGATTTCGTACTGGCGTTCGGACAGAGAATGACGGGATTCGAACTGCTCCGTTACCGACTCAAGGAAGTTTTCTTCCCACTTGCTGAGATCCTTGACTGGTGTTTTCAGAGCTTCCAACATGCGTTGGATGGCTTCCTGTCGGGCCGATGGGTTGGGCACCGGGGGCATAGAATACCTCTCGTGGTTCAGGGGCTTGCTGGTATTGAAAACAGGCGATGGCGGTAGCAGGCATGTCCAAGGGTGGGTCTAACTTTCGAAACAAACACCAGCCCCGCTCCAAATGCTGGCCTGTCCACCGATTATGCGCCCAGATGCCCCAATCCTTTTTCCAGAACACGCAGGTTTGGCAGCAAGGCATGAAGTCATGGTTAGTAGCACGATGACAAATGCCCTGTCAAATCACTTGTATAGGATGCGATTTTGGTTGACACCTGACTGTCCTGTGCGGACATTCCAGCGTGTCACTTTCTTCTTTTTGTGAAGCATCTCCATGCGTCCGTAGATCGCTTGATACCCGATATACAGGCCCTTATCGTCTCTCAACCTCGCCCGAATGTTCTGGGCGGATAGACCCGGAGACTCCTTCAGAACGGCCAGAATTCCGGCATCAATTCGCTGGAACCGACGACGCTGATGAACAATGGCTATGATCACCAAGACCACAACCACCAGCACAACGATGCTGATGTTGATAGCGATGTAATGCTCAGAGCGTCCGATCATGTGACCCTACACACCTCGCAGGTCTGGTAGATTTCGCACTCACACACCCGCTGGTTCACTCGCATCCCTTGGTCAATGAGCTTCTGGGCATCTGCCGAGATAGCAGGGTCCAGAGCTTGCCGCACCGCGTTCACGATCATGTCGTTGACCATACGCTTCGGGTCATCCTTGTTCTCGTTGGACAGTGACCAATCCACGACCGCCATGTCAGTGATTTCGTCCTTCCACCGCTTGGCTTTCTCAATCCACTCCAGCGCATGAGGAATACACGGTCCATGCTCTGGACATTCTGGAATGGCGGCAAGCAACTGTGCGCGAGATTCGATTAGTTGGTTATCTACTTCGACTTCCAACCGCTTACTCTCCAACTGCTGCACCAGTTCAGTGATGCGTTGGTCCTTGCGTTCACGAACCTCTCGGAGCGACGAATCCAACCGTGCTACGTCAGCCTCCAGCCGCGCTACCTCATCCGTCTTCTGGCCAGCCACTGTGATGGCATGGGCAATGTTCTCATACCGTGTCGGCTTATCGAGGGCTGGACGTCTAGCCATCAGGGCATCGATGGACCCCAATTCATTGGCGGCTTGCAGAATCAGACCCTTCGCCGTAGCGATGTAGTCCTGATCCACTTCAATACGAGCCAACGACTCAGGCTCTACTGACACACTCAGGAACAAACGTAATTTCGCGGTCAGGTCTTCAATCATGCCTTCCTCCGCTGATACCGCTTGTTCTGATACTCATTGAACTTCGGACGACAAATATCGCACTTCCACATGGGGAAGGTAGTCTTCGGATTGATGGGTGTCTTACGATGACCACAGGTCGAACAGAGACCTTGGGCATGTTTTCTCTCTTGCCATTCCATCGACCAAGTACTATGAGCCGTCACCGTCTCACTCCATTGACCAGTTAAGTTATCCCGAATTGGCCGTTCGGGATCGACGGTCTTGAACTACTACTGCTTACGCCGACGCATCTTGGCGACAAGAGCCGCCAGCCCTGACCCAAGCAAAATCATAGAACCCGGCTCCGGCACCACATCAGGGGGCGGCGGTGGCGGTGGGGGCGGC